GAATTATCTCGTGCTGCAGTCTTTCTCTCTTTACCCTTCGTTGACTTGAGTTTATCGATCTGTTTTTGATATCTTGCATTTATCCAATCTATTAGATCTGATGTATGCTTCTTTGGATCTCTGATACGCTCTTGATTTCTAACCTTGGTGTTGTTAAATGTGTTAATGAGAAGATTAATTTCAGAATCCTGAGCAACCAATTTCAATGTTGTGGAGGAGATTTTTCTGAATATTTTACCCGCAGAAGATAGATGCGAAGTAACCAAATCCGTAACGGATTTGGTCATTGTAGCAGTGCCACTTAAATCCTCTAGATCAGCGGTTCTCATCCATACCGATTTGGTTTTATTTAATTTTGATATATCAATCAAGAATGATGCCGACATATCTTCAAAAGAAGATCCTGTATATTTTGTGTGCCAAACAACCCCTATTTTGGATTGAAGAAGTGGATCAGCTTGATCAAATGGAACTGCATAGACTATAGTATTCGGATGAAATGTAATATACGATTCGCCATCAATTCTCTCTTTTTTGAGATCAGATTTGGTGAACATAATATCACCTTGAAGAACACCCTCGATATTAAGTTTCTTTAATTCTGTATATGCAATTTTTAATTTAGTAGATAAATCCCCAGAAGTATCATCGTCAATATCAGAATGTGATTTATACACTTTCGGATTCTTGTTAAATATACCCTTCTTTGCTACAAAAAACTCTCCGTCCGTGGGATCTATTCCAGCGAACACAGCAGGTGCTCCATCCCATTTTACAGTTACGGAATGAGATGTATTTGAATCACCCTTCAACATATCTCTTAGGGATCTAAGAGCATTAATAGCATCTCGTGTACCATCAACCCCACCATCAAGAACTAAATCCTCAATGTGTGTCATATGAGTATTCTTAGCTTCTTCTAATTCAATGAATCTAGAAGAATAGGCAGAATAAACTTTGAATTTCATCACGATGCTCTGTTCTTTTTAACCTTAGCTAATTCATCTTTCTTTACTTGTTTAGCTAATTTTTTAGCTAATTTTTCAATGGCACCTTTCTTTTTGGCGAGTTTCTTTTCAATTTGGATTTTTTCTTGATCAGATAAATCTGACCACGATTTGTCACCAATTAATTTGTTTGCAAAAACTTCTTTAGCTTTTTTGTGTGCTTTAGATTTAATTTTTTCTGGTGAAGCCATCTTTAATGCGGATCTTGCTTTCTTCAGTTTTGTAGAAGATTTTTTCGCAATTTTAGCCATATTACGGGCCATCTTCTTTCTCGTTTCTTTAGACACCACTTCATCTAATTCTGTTGGTTCTATTTTAGACATAGTATTGTTTCCTATTAATATCTAGCTTTACCTTTTTTGAGTCGGCGACCCCTCTCTTTGTCTACCTTGACAGTCCCCTTAGCAACCTTTTCCGCACGCTTTTTAGATTTAATTGCTGCTTTTTTACCACCAGCAGTTTTTGCATATTTCTTACGTTTTTTAGCATCTTCTTTACTATCAGCTGCAGTTTTCTTTTTGGGTAGGGGCTTTTCTTCTAATGATTTAATTAACTCAGAATAAGTTAACATGATAAACTCCTTTATTATTATACTAAACTATTTATAATAATTTAAAGTTTATATAACCAATCTCGAGTATTTGGAAAATGAATTCCCCTTTTTCGAATTAGATTGTGTTGAAACTAAGCCGTCCTGTGCCTTGACCTCTAGATCGTAGAGTCTCATTTTTGATCGATCGATTCCAACGGTAAATCTTTTATAATAGGATACATCATTATATCTATTTTTCAATTGTTTGATCATGATTTGATTCATTTCTTCCAGATCCTCAGTTGATATGAGAGCTAACATGAGATCAACTGTAGCAGGGAGTCCAAATGATTCTGCAGTATTAGTAAGATCGATATCAGCATCACCAGCACCAGATCTATTAACTTGTGTCGCAGTGACAATTGGAAGATTCTGTACAACACTTAATCCTCTGAGTTCCTCGGCAATAGACTTGATAATCGTGTATGAGTTATGATTAGAACCAGATTTAAATCTCTTGGATGTACAAAGATTAATATAATCTACAAAAATAATATCAGGTTTAAATGATTTCTTTATTCTGAGTTCATCGAGAAGATGTTCAAAATGCCCTACGTGGGCAGATGATGTCGGATATTCTTTAACAATTAATCTTCCCCGACATTTCTTTTTAACCTTATCTATTCTTGCATCGAACTCAAATTTATTAAGTTTAGGAACATCTACTATATTAACATCCATTAAATTAGCATCAATTCTTTCTGCAATTCTTTCTTCGGACATTTCTAGGGTAATATATAATACATTAGAACCTACTTCCATAGCAGCTGCTGCCTGATGGCACATAACTAGGGATTTACCAACACCAGTTCCAGACATCCAGCATAGAAGGGATTTATTAGGTAGACCACCCTTCGTAATTTTATTAAGAATATCTATATCAAATGGTATTTTTTCCTCTTTCCTGTGATAGAAATCAAATCTATCTTCTGCCGAATCATAATAATCGTGTCCAACATTAGAATCAAAAGAAACTGCCAAAGCATCAGATAATATAGAAGGCAAGGCATCTGGTGTTAAATCTTTCTCCTTGCCGTCAATAATAGAAATAGATTTCAGTACCGCATTATATACGGATCTATCTTTACAGAATTGCTCTGTTTCATTAACCAACCAATCTACATCAACTTCAGATGGTGAAATAGAGTTAATATGATTTATTAATTTGGAATGGACATCATCCGTTATATTATTTCTTTTATTGATCCCTATGATCAGAGCTTCTTTGGATGGAATATTTGAATATTCGCCTACATAATTATGAATTTCCCTGAATATTTCCTTTTCAATGTGTCCTTGAAAATATTCTTCTTTAATGAAAGGTATTACCTTCCGAAGAAATGATTCATTCGTTATTAGGTTTTTTATTATCGTTTCTTCTATCATTATCACTCAATTGGTTATCTATAAGTTCAACAAGGATATCACCCATTATAAATTCAAATTCTCCCGAATCTTTATAATTAAGTCTATTAGGATTTTTAAGAACTTCAAAATCAAATTTCATGACAGGGGGAACATCCTCCGAGAATCTAACATTGCCATATATAAAAATTATACCATCGAAATCACCTCCCACCAATTTTATTCCAGTTTTATCTGGAATATTTTTATTTTCGACTAACGTATATTCTTGTTTCATTTCTATTATACCATTTTTTTGAAATTATGTAAACTAATATTTTAAGACATACAATTTTTCTGAATCATCTTCTGGTTGTGGTAATCCAGTTTTGGAATTTAAAATATCAACCGATTTTTTAGGTGCAGGTTCTTTAACGCCGCATTTCTCTCTCCACATTAGAGTCCAATTATATCCCCATAATCTAAAATCTGAATATTTAATACATAATATCCAACCGGTGTTTATATCATTTTCATCTCTTTCTGGTAATGTTAATATTCCGATATTATCATATTTCATATTTTACCTCTTTCCCTCTTGAATTCTACCATATTCTGATATACGAACCCAATCGTGTTTGATATCATCCGTTAAATGATGGTGTATTAATAATATTATTATGTAAGGTATTGATATTAATATTATTAATACCCCCACAGGATAAAGAATTATTTTTTTCATAGTTAATCCAACATCTGTATATAACCCATAGAGAATTTTTCCTCTACGTATTGAGAGAAATTGGTACCTTCGAAGATTGGTTTCCAAAACTCTTCATTGAGGGTATCCTTTTCTCTAAAATTTTTATCATTTTCAACAGTCGGTCGAGTATACCAACCAACTTTGGGCTTAGTCACAAATCCAGATTCAACCGCAACTTCTAGGAGTCCAGAATATTTTTGAATACCGCCTTCCCATGATACCGATATAGGTATCTTAGATTTTTCTTTAACGAATCTAGATTTCTCAACATTAATGATAAAATCGTAACCTATAATTTCTTTACCAACCTTATCTTGACGACGACCTATAATCCAAACTGTATTAGCGGAATATGTTATTCCAGT